AAGGCACTGGCGGAAAGGAACGCATATTGTTGACCACGCACTCGGCAGCCTACGATGCTAAGACGCGATCCGGCCTTGCAGAAGAGTTGCCGCTGGAGTGGGCATCGGTCGCGCATTTGTTCGAGGCCGTTGCAACGCCGAACCATATCGTCGTAACCGACGAAATGGTCGGATGGCAAGCACGGCTCGCAGAACACGAAGGCGCGGTGAACCAGTTTTTGATCGGTCGCGGCGTCCTAACAAGCGAGCAGACGTGGCGCGACTGCGCGCCAGAGTATCTGGAGCGCGTTGCACTTCGCGTCGATCAATTCGTCAACACGGCTATCGAGTGGAGAAAGGCGAATCAATGAGTAAGGAAATATCACCTAGCAGTCTTCCGAAACTCGCCGAATGCGCTCTCTTCGAGGGCGCAAACGGAACGAGTTCAGCAGCGGAGCGCGGCACGGCAGTCGACGTTGCGATCCGCAACCTTATCTCGGCACAGGACAACGTAACATTCATCGGCGAAGACGCCGGTGCTATTGCTTACGGCGTTGATGAACTAACGCGCCTTGCAAAAGGATCGTTTGTGGAGACTCGCGAAGAATACCTTGCGATGGCAGTACCTGGACTAAGCAAGCTCGGCACAGCTGACGCAGTCTGCAAAGCCGAGAAGTGGGTTGCGGATATTAAAACAGGGCAGTTGCGGAACTACCGCGAGCAACTCGCGGCCTACAGTCTGGCGTGCATGGAAGATAATTTCGACACGTCATGGACAGCGCACGTTGTATACGTCGATCAAAAGATGATTCGTAGCTACGATTTTAGTTACGAGGAAGCGCAACAGATCACCAAGCGCACAATCGACCGCGCAACAAGCGCGGAGGCGCAGCCGACGCCTTGCGAGTATTGTAGCTGGTGTAAGCATTACAATAACTGCCACGCCATCGTGCGGCAGGCTGAAAGCGCGGTCGCTCTCATCCCAGACATCAACGGCAACTCCATCGATGCGATCCGCCAGCGAATACTTGCAACAACGGAGAGTATGGGAGCATTCGCCAAGGAGTGGAAGCTCGCAGAAAAGGAGATCGCCGAGCCGGTGCTAGGTCACCTCAAAACAAGGCTCGAAAACGGAGACGAAGTCCCCGGATGGAAACTTACAAGCATGAGCGGACGCAAGTTCGTGGAGCATGAAGCTATCGCAAAGGCGTCGCAAGGTATCACGAAGGAGACATTAATACTCGCGATGGGCGGTAAGCTCTCAGAAAAGAGTTATCTCGAACTCTGCGCCAATAACGGCGTAGAGCCAGACCAAAGCGCAATACAAACCGGAGCGAATTCGCTCCAACTAAGACAGACTAAGGTTAAATAATTTCCTCGCTTGCTGGAAAAATCCGGCAGGCAGGGGCAAAAGGGGGCAGCGCATCCTAAAAAACGCTGACCAACAAACAACAAATAGAAAACTAAAATGCCAACATATAAAGCATCAGAACCAAAACAAGCGGCCATCTACTATGTCGAGCCGGGCACATACGAAGTCGAAATCATCAAGGCCGTCGAGAAGACTTCACAGGCAGGAAACCCAACGATCAAGCTCGATGTCGCCGTCCTACTCGAAGGCGGCACGACAGGGCCGACAATGTGGGAACACTTAACATTTACCGCCAAAGCAGGGTGGAAAGTTGATCAGGTGCTGTCCAGCATCGGTCGTGCAGTTATCCCAGGCGAAGACGTGAACGTCGAAGCCGAAGACCTTATCGGCGAAAAGGGAGTCTGCGTCATCGGCGTCGAAGCAGGCCAGACAAACCCAGAGCATCAGTTCAACTGCGTTGAGCGTTGGTTGTTCGGAGACGAGAAAGCCAAATGGCTTGGCAACCGGCGCAAGCCAGCGGCCAAGACGGACAAGCACATCGTCGCAAAAAGCAACGGTTTCGTTGCTCAACCCGCTGACGAAACCGACGACATTCCGTTTTAAGATGAACGGAACTCTCACTCTCCGGCTTGTTATCTGTATGAATGAATGCCCTGTTGGCCTACGTCTCGAAAGGGGCGATCCATTGCCAGTACACCAGCATACATACGACGACTCGCCGGAGGGGAGAGCATTGGCGGAAACTCATTTAGAAAGAATCTCAGATTATGTTCGACGGCATACGAAGTCTCGCAAAGTTAGCAAGTAAAACACGCGAGCAAATGAACGATATGCAGCAACTCATCGAGTTGCTGACCACGCGCAACGATTGCCTTACGCGAGACAATCACGAGCTTCGCGCACAGGTCGCAAGGCTAAACCAACTCCTAACAGGCAAATGAAAGTCTCACAAGAATGGCGCGGCTATCCGCTCAGATGCTGGCCGAACCATCAAGACGACTGCGAGCGGTGGGACTACGAAATCCTTATCAACGGAGAGTGGCTTGAGGTTGTTACTCAATCCACGCGGTGGATCGAGGAGGAGGCCGACGAGACGCTTCAGCGTTATTTGACAAGGCTGAAATCTTAGACTAAATTCAACTTGGCTGTGAGAAGCCTTCCAATACAGCAAATGAAACCAACTTTTTCCCGCAATACTTCCATCCGGCTCGCTGTTGGCCTATTCTCACATGGTTGTATTGCGGGATTTCTTTTAAATTATGCACATACAAATAGACCCTGAATTAAAGGCACTCATTCCGCCACTCGCGCCGGAAGAACTCGCACAACTAGAAGCCAACATCATCAAAGACGGATGCCGCGATCCGATTGTAGTTTGGACGGTTCCTCCTGATGAAAGCAAATTTGAACCAGAAGAACTAAGTGGCAGACTCTTAACAGAAGAAGAAATTGAGGAGTCTGTTGGTGACGCCTGCATGGGATGGCAAACCGAATTTATTGCAAGAAGCGGAAAATTTGCTTTTGTTCGCTATCGCAATCCATTGGATGAATATATGCAGGACTGGAGTAGTTCCTGGGTTGTTGCTGTTGAGGGGCCAGAGGCAGGATTTTTAGATGCCAGTAATGAAATCCTAATTGACGGCCACAATCGCTATGATATTTGCACCCGCAACAATCTTCCGTTTGAAACGGTATGGGTTCAATTTGAAAATCGCGATGCAGCAATGGACTGGATGGATGCGAACCAGCTAGGCCGCCGCAACCTGACCAACGACCAGCGGAGCATCCTGCGGGGGCGAAGGTATAATAGGACGAAGAAGTCGCAAGGCGGCAGGTCTGACCGCAAATTTGGGGATGCAGAAGTTGCACTCCCAAACACGGCTGCCGCCCTCGCAGCTCAGCACGGAGTATCTGAGCGCACTATTAAGAGCGACGGGAAGCGAGCCGAGGCCATTGAGAAGCTCGCTCTAACAAACCCAGATGCGGCCAAGGCTGTAACCGATGGAAAGAAGCGGTTCAACGAAGTCCGGCGTGAGATCAAGCTGGAAGAAGTTAAGGAGGCGGTGAAGCTGCCTGACTCCAAGTATCGCGTTATTTATTCCGACCCACCTTGGAAATATGGCGACCAACTAACCGAGGACTATGGAGCTATAAAGTTCCACTATCCAGCGATGACCATAGCGGAGCTTTGTGAATTGCCGATAAAAGATATGATCGAGGATGATGCGGTGCTTTTCCTGTGGGTAACATCGCCATTGCTTTTTGAATGCGAACCGATCATCCGGGCTTGGGGCTTTAAATACAAGACGAGCTTCGTCTGGGATAAGATCAAGCACAATATGGGGCACTACAACAGCGTGCGTCACGAGTTCTTGTTGATCTGCACTAGAGGAAGCTGCACCCCAGATGCAAAGCAGCTATTTGATAGTGTCCAAAGCATCGAGAGAACAAAGCACAGCGCGAAGCCCGAAGAGTTTCGAGACATTATCAACACACTTTATCCGCACGGCAAAAAGCTGGAAATGTTTGCGCGAAAGGAAGCACCTGAAGGATGGGACAACTGGGGGAATCAATCTCTATGACGGCGCAACTTTTTCAATATGGAATACATAACGAAGCGTCAAATATACGGGCGCACGTTGCTCCATTAGCTAGGAGGGTCTTTATATTTCCTACAGTTTCTGGAAAAAAAGCAGCCCTTATGCCGGGACTTCAAGAGCGAATGGCATTTCAACCTGGAGTTGAACACGCCACCGCAATGGGTAGGCTAGTAAAGCCAGAAAGCATTGAAAATATAAAGTCTATCCTTATTGCGGACTGGAGGTTTGATGGGTTTACAGAAGACCTAAGCACAAGCGAGAAGGGGGACAGGGCCGTTCTCATAGTTCAAGAATTGTTGAAGGCCGGAGCATTTCCTCTTTGGGTAGAGGGTGAGTTTATTAAAGATACACAAATTCAAATTAAGGGAACGGATGTTATTGTGAAGGGACAATGGAAGATCGAGGTAAAATGCGACTTCCGAGCAAGCAAAAAACGGGGATGTCCAGACCCAAGGTGCACAGGAAACTTATTTCTGCAAACAGCAGAATGCAACCCATTGAATATGACATGATCCTCTCACCTGACTTCCCTGACCACTACAAGACAAAAATCCTGCTACGCCTAGCAGGCCACGCAGGCGTGTTCTCGCTCTTGAAACTCTGGTCGCAATGCCAATTTAGAAAGTGCGAGCGGATAGAAAAGACGGCTGACATCATCGCGGCGATAGCCGATTGGGAAGGCGACCCAATGCAACTCGAAAATGCGCTTGTAGAAAGCGGCTACGCAAGGCGCGAAGGTGACGCGCTTGTCTTGCATCAATGGCAGGATCAGAACAAGAAATTGTTCGCGAATTATCGCAACGGCAAAAAAGGAGGCCGTCCAAAAAGTGAAGCTCCAAAGCCTATAAAAAAGCCAGCTGGAATGCGTCTGTAAATAACCCAAACGAAACCCAACGCAAACCCAACTGAAACCCAACACAAACCATGTCAGTCCTAGATAGATAGAATATCTATCTACTAACGTAGATAGATAGGCTTCGCCTCTCTCGCAAGAGCGAGAGGCGAGCCACAAAGAAAGGAAAAGATGCCAATTTTAAAAAGAGAAGAAACAGCAAGCACAAGGTCGGCAGTTCCGACAGCACCGAGCGCAGAAAAGGCCGCGATCAGCATCATTCTTCAAAACTACGAAGTGCTCGACGCCGCGAAGTGGGACGCGGATCTGTTCTTCGAGCATTCCAACCGAGCCTTACTCTCGGCGGCCAAGGAGTGCCACCACGAAGGATTCAAGGCCGACATATTCCGACTCCAGGCGGTCTTGGAAGAAAAGGGCTTACTTTTCGACGTGGGCGGATACCACAACGTCACCGAAGCTTTCACGGCCTACCCAACAGGAGACGCCGTGGCGGCATTGGACTTCCGAAAAGACTTGATGAAGGCACGCCGCTATCGCAAAGCGATGGCGAAGCTTGCCGAGAGCAAAGATGACATCCGAGAAATGCGAGCGGACCTGAACGGCATCGCTCAACACTTAGCGGACTCGGACGAGGAACAAACGGACGCCGTATCGCTCAAAAAACAATGTGCCGACCTACTGACCGAGCTTCTCAAAACAACGCCACCGGAACGCTTCACGACCGGCGTGAATGGGCTGGATGAAAAGATCAACGGCGGATTTGAGCGTGGGACGCTCGCAGTCTTCGCGTCCGAGACTTCGGGCGGTAAATCTATTGCTTTGCTCCAAACTGCGCTTCACGGGGCTTTAAACGCCAAGAACGGCGTTATATTCAGCCTTGAGATGAGCGCAACGCAGGTCATCGGTCGTTTAGTCGCCGCGCAGAGCGGATGGCGTTGCGTCTCAGCCTACGAAAAACCAAGCCAGCCGCACGTCAACGGCATGAAACTTGGCATCGCGGACATATCGGCACTACCGATCACTATTCACGACCAAGTATCGGACATTGATACTATCGAGAGCATTTGTCGCCAACTCAAGCGCACCGGCCTTGATTGGGTTGTGGTCGATTACATCCAACTATGCTCGCCTTCCGCCGATAGCAAAAGCGAGACACGCGAACAACAGGTCAGCGAAGTTGTGCGCCGTCTCAAGTTGATGGCGTTGCATTTAAATGTTTGCGTTGGGTTTGATTTGGGTTATTTACAGACGCATACCGGCTGGCTTTTTTATAGGCTTCGGAGTGTCACTTTTCGGCCTTCCGCCTTTCTTCCCATTTTTGTAATTCGAGAATAAACGCTTGTTTTGATCCTGCCATTGGTGCAAGACGAGAGCGTCACCTTCGCGCCTTGCGTAGCCACTTTCTACCACCGCGTTTTCGAGTTGCATTGGGTCGCCTTCCCAATCTGCTATTGCCGCGATGATGTCCGCTGATTTTTCGATCCGTTCGCACTTTCTGAATTGGCATTGCGACCACAACTTGAAAGCGAAAACACACCTGCGTGACCGGCTAGGCGTAGCAGGATTTTTGTCTTGTAATGGTCAGGGAAGTCAGGTGAGAGGATCATGCGAATAAATCAATTTGAGATCTTGCATTTGCTAGGTTTTGGCAGGATTGATTAAAATAGCTCTCCTTTAGTTCACTTCCGATAAATCTCCGATTTAATTTTAAAGCCCCATATCCTTCGCTTCCAATTCCAGTAAAAGGAGAATAAACCAAGTCTCCTACATTTGACCATAACTCTATCGCACGTTCAATGACATCCAACTGAAGCGGGCAAATATGCCTCTCGTCATTATTATCTTTGGCTCCGTTTCTATTTAAAACGCGGCCTTGATCTACCGTCATCCATACCGGTGAAGCCACCTCTTGCCACCAATCAACTGAATACTTGCTAGGATCTTTAATTACTGGCTTTGGGTTTTCTCCCTTTTTCCTAAATACTAGAAGATAGTCAGGACATCCGACACGCGATGATGATGAGTCGCTTTTTAGAGTCTTGTAAAGTAACCCATGCGCTTTTGTGCGTTGCATTTCCGTTACTGGGCTTTTCCATATTGTAATGCGGCTGTGCAAGGTAAATCCGTTATTCCAGAATGATCTAATTATCTCACCGCTGAAGTCTTGAAATCCAATATATCCATGCTTCCATTTTGTCGATAATAGGTCAACGCAATGGACTGCAACTTCTCTTCCTGGAACCATTATCCTTTGCATTTCTTTTATTAAGATTTCAAAATGGCCTTGAAACTCTTTTAAATCATTGCAATTTCCCATATCTTGTAAGTCATCAGAATATGTAAAAAGATCTGCAAATGGTGGACTGAATACGCTAAAATCAATGCTATTGTCTGGGATCTGTTTCGCTACCCTAACGCAATCTCCGTGATACAATTCCCATCCATTTCCTTCTTTTTTATCTATTGTTGTTTTCATGCTTAATTTTTTAATGCTTTGATCTGTTAATGCGTTAGCCGCAATCTTCATTTTTTCTTGCATTTCTTTATGTTTGTTAATTTTTCTATTTATTGTTTTTAATATAGCACCTTCCGTGCTTGCCTGAACTATATATGCGTTTACTTCTTGCGTTTGTCCGAATCGGTATGACCTCCTCAATGCTTGATAAAAGTCCTCGAAAGAATACGAGAGACCAACGAATGCAACGTTTCGGCAATGCTGCCAATTCATCCCATATCCAAATATTCCGCTTTTGCTTATTAATACTCGGATTTTACCATTAACAAAGTCATCAGCTGCTTGCTCTTTTTTCTTTGCTGTATCGCTTCCTTTAATCTCAACTGAATCACTTATCAATGATTTGAGCTTTTCACTCTCATCATTTGTATTGCACCATACGATCCAAGATTCATCTGATTGATTCGCCAAATCAGCTACCTTCTCAGATCTCGCTTGCGATGTGATTTTCATCTCCTTATGGATGGTTGTGGCTGATAGTGTTGGATTTCTAAAAAGCTCTCCTTCTTGAGCACCTTTGGTTGAATCAACATCAATTATTGATGTAGTGAGATTTAATTTAGGAAGAACATATCCATCATCTTTGAACCCAATATCTGAAGGCTTTGATACGCAAGCGGCCCAAGATGCTACCCACTCCCAGAACTGCAATTCCGCGTGCTTTTTCAGCCTCCAGTCTCCAGTATTGAATGTGTCGTTAATAAAGAATGTAGCGAGCATTTGAGCACGCGAACATACTCCAAGAAAGTCAGCGTGCTGCCCAAACTCAGTATAGTCATTTGGGCTTGGCGTAGCTGTGCAGCATAGACGGTATGGTGTTTCTGAAAAATTATCAGTTAATAACTGCCTCATTTTACCAGTGAAGTTCTTTAATATTGATGACTCATCAAGAACTACGCCAGCAAATTGAGAGCAATCAAATTTATCTATTTTCTCATAATTTGTAATATATATTCCTGATTCATTTATATCACTATCAGACTCGACTACGGTTGCATCTATTCCAAATTTCCATGCCTCATTGCGTGTTTGGCGAGATACCGAAAGCGGAGTTAGGATGATAACAGATCCGCCTGTTTTTCTTTTAACTTGATCTGCCCATTCTAATTGTTGAGCTGTTTTACCAAGCCCGCAATCTTCAAACAACGCAGCGCGTCCTTTTTTAATAGCCCATTCGACTATATATTTCTGCCAATTAAAAAGTGGAGCTTTTATCGGCAAAGGATCAAACCCATGCGATAAAGCTCGTTTTGTTTTATTGCTTATAAAGTCATCGTAATTCATATATTTTGTTTCTTATTTAAATACCTTACCAAGACCTCGTCGGCCTCCTCCTCGATCCACCGCGTTGCTTGCGTTACAACCTCGATCCACTCTCCGCCGATAAGGATTTCGTAGTCCCACCGCTCGCAGTCGTCTTGATGGTTCGGCCAGCATCTGAGCGGATATCCGCGCCATTCTTGTGAGACTTTCATTTGCCTGATAGGAGTTGGTTGAGTCTGGCGACCTGTGCGCGAAGCTCGTGGTTGTCTCGCGTAAGGTAGTCGTTGCGCGTGGTCAGCAACTCGATGAGTTGTTGCATCGCGTTCATTTGCTCGCGTGTTTTACTTGCTAACTTTGCGAGACTTTGTATGCCGTCGAACATAATCTGATATTCTTTCTAAATGTGTTTCCGCCAATGCTCTCCCCTCCGGCGTGTCGTCGTATGTATGCTGGTAGATCGGTAGCGGATCGCCCCTTTCGAGACGTAGGCCAACAGGACATTCATTCATACAAATACACAGCCGGAGCGAGAGAGTTCCGTTCATTTCTTAGAACGGGATGTCGTCGGTTTCGTCTTTGGGTTGTGCAACAATCCGTTGCTTTTTGCGACAATGTGGGCTTTTTCCCCATCGTGTGGCGTAGCCGATGGATTATTGGTTGGTTCAATCCAATACTTAATCGCCATACGGTCTTCATCCTTGTCAAGATGAAGATAAACCGATCCCTTTTTACCTATAAGCATTTCCGGTTCAATTTCAATGGCATCACCGAATACAACTGCAATTCCCAATGATTGCAACGCTGCTGTTGTTCGCTCTATTGATTTTGGAGTAAACGTAATATTAGTGTGTAATGTTAGCGCTGATACTCCGTCTTTAAAAAAGACGTTGCATTTTATTTTGATGTATGGATTTCCAGATTGCAGTGCGATTTTATTTTCTGCTGACTCGATCTCAACTGCATATACCCCTTCGGGTATTGTATTTGGTGTTGGTTTTTGTGGTACGAATGTTGGCATTTTAGTTTTCTATTTTGTTGTTTGTTGGTCAGCGTTTTTTAGGATGCGCTGCCCCCTTTTGCCCCTGCCTGCCGGATACTCCAGCAGTCCGAGGAAATTATTTTACTTTGGTCTGTCTTAATTGGAGCGAATGCGCTCCGGTTTGTATTGCTGTTTGGTCTGGCTCTACTCCGTTATTGGCGCAGAGTTCCAGATAACTCTTTTCTGACATCTTACCGCCAAGGGCGAGTATTAATGTCTCTTTCGTGATACCTTCGGCGGCCTTAGCGATAGCTTCATGCTCCACGAACTTGCTTCCGCTCATGCTGGTGAGCTTCCATCCGGGAACTTCGTCTCCGTTTTCGAGTCTTGTTTTAAGGTGACCTAGCACCGGCTCGGCGATCTCCTTTTCGGCTAACTTCCACTCTTTCGCGAATGCTCCCATGCTCTCGGCTGTTGCAAGTATTCGCTGGCGGATCGCATCGATGCTGTTGCCTGTAACGTCTGGAATTAGCGCGATTGCGCTCTCAGCCTGCCGCACGATGGCGTGGCAGTTATTGTAGTTCTTGCACCACGAACAATACTCGCAAGGCGTCGGCTTGGCGTCCTCGCTTGTTGCGCGGTCGATTGTGCGCTTGGTGATCTGTTGCGCTTCCTCGTAGTTAAAATCGTAGCTACGAATTAGCTTTTGATCGACATATATGACGTGCGCCGTCCAACTCGTGTCGAAGTTGTCTTCCATACACGCCAATGCGTAGGCCGCAAGTTGCTCGCGATAGTTCCGCACTTGACCCGTTTTTATATCTGCGACCCACTTCTCGGCTTTGCAAACTGCGTCTGCCGTTCCGAGTTTGCTAAGCCCAGGAACTGCCATCGCTAGATACTCTTCGCGAGTCTCCACGAACGATCCTTTTGCAAGGCGTGTCAGTTCATCGACTCCGTAGGCGATAGCTGACGAGTCTTCGCCAATGAATGTTACGTTATCCTGCGCCGAGATAAGGTTGCGGATCGCAACGTCGACTGCTGTGCCGCGCTCCGCCGCTGAACTCGTTCCGTTTGCGCCCTCGAAAAGAGCGCATTCGGCGAGTTTCGGAAGACTGCTAGGTGATATTTCCTTACTCATTTGTTTGCGGCCCTCCACTCGACCGCCGTATTCACAAACTGATCGACGCGAAGTGCAACTCGCTCCAGATACTCTGGTGCGCAATCGCGCCAAGTCTGTTCACTCGTCAAGACTCCGCGCCCGATCAAAAACTGGTTGACCGCGCCTTCATGCTCTGCAAGCCGTTCTTGCCATCCGATGACATTCTTGGCGTTAAGGATATGCTCTGGCTGTTTAGTTGCAACGGCCTCAAACAAATGCGCGACCGATGCCCATTCCAGCGGGAGTTCCTCTGCGAGTCCGGATCGCGTCTTCGCATCGTAGGCTGCCGAATGTGTCGTTAAGATGATGCGCTCTTTGCCACCGATACCTTTCCCCTTGCCTGTCTCGCTTGTCGAGACCTTGGTCTTGAATCTCAAGAACCAAAGCTCATCCGCAAACTCTTTCAAGAGCGGCGAGCTTTGTTTACTCAGCTTTAACTCGTATCGGTCGTATGCGGCGAGCGCGTCCGGTGCTTCAAAGCGCACGATCTTGCTGTGCGCGATCATCACCACGTTCTTTCCGGCGTCAATGAGTTGATCGATACTGGACAGCATCCGACTCATTCTTTCCGCTACCATAACCCACCCCTTGCCAAAGCCGAAATCTTCGATGCTGGTCTTTTTGCTGGTGGCGAGCAGGTCTTCGACGCACAGGCGTTCCGCCCAATCCGCCGAGTCTACGACGATGGTTTTGTAGTCGGTCGCCTTGGCCTCTGTTAACGCATCCGTTAACTGCTTCCAAGTGTTGATCTCGCAACGATCCACATCCAAGTGGCTTGTGCCTTGCTCGATGTCCAAGAATAGCGGCCTGGGGAACTTGGCCGCGAATGTGCTTTTGCCTACGGATTCGACTCCGTATAGTACTACGCGCTGGGCGCGTTGTTGCTTTCCTTTTGTTATTTTCATATTGCTTTGATTTTCTGAATTTCGTTAAACAACCCAGCGAACTCAAAGATTTCTGCGAGTTTTGAATATCGCACTTGAAATGCTGTCAGTTCGCTTTTTGCGTTTTCGATGACCTGTCTAGTCGCTTCCTTGTCATCCATGATATTTGAGACGAGCATAAAGCTCCCTCGCTTTGCTCCGTCGATTGTGCCGTCTTCCTCGACGTGTTTGATAGGCCAGAAGGCGCGAACCGTCAGCGTCTTTTGATCCGATGTTGTGATCTCCACTTTGATTCTACGAATGAGATCGTAGGCTTGCGCCTCCCTCCATTTGATAGCGGCTTCGGTGTCGTCCCACTCAAAGTATTTGTGAAGGCTGCTGAGTGGGTTTGCTGCTTCCGTTAGTAGCGTTCGCGGGTTGAGTCCTGCCGGACGATTCGCGATTGCCTCCAACTGTTTTTTGATCTCATCGTTTTTGGATTCGATCTCGTTTTCTTGTTTTATCAGTTTCATTTTCTATTTTTGTTTGTTGTTTGCGATCCACTTATACCCCGCTCTATCGCTGCGGTTTGTGCTTTGCCTGCCATGCCTGGCCCTGCCGAGCCGCGCCATGCCCGGCCACGCCTTGCCTGCCGTGCCTTGCCATGCCCCGCCAGACCTTGCCGAACCAAGCCTTGCCTGGCCTGCCGTGCCAGACCTCGCCTTGCCAGGCCTTGCCGGGCCATGCCTCGCCTGCCATGCCATGCCAAGCCGAACCCAGCCTAGCCACGCCTGCGTAGGGTTGCAGTCGGATTCCACGGAATCCGCTGCGGGTTGTGTTGTCGCCGTGGCGAAATCCATATTATTCGTTAGCTAGTGTAAACGTGCCCCAGCCCATGCCTGCCGACATCTTGGAGTCTGGGCGACCTTCGCCGATGCCGACCTGCTGACCGACTCGTTGGAGTAGGTTAGCCACGTCCGTAGACGTGAATTGGTCGGAATCGTAGCTGATATTTACGTCAGCCGACCAAGGCCAGAACTTCGCACGAACTCGGATGTCACAAACGCCGGTTGCGTTTCGAGCGTGCATGATATGTGGCTCGGCTGATCCGTTGATTTTGATCAACGGTACGGCGTCTACCTTGTCGAATCCATCTCCCTCAACAAAGATCGAGAGCTTGGCCAGCGTCATTTTAAACCCTACCAATCGGCAGGCCGAAATGAGACCGTTGCGAAATGCTCCTGCTGGTATTCCGTCCCAGCCTTCATCACTGACGTGCTTTGCCGCTAGAAAATCTGCGTCGAAGTCGCGTGCTTCCTTGGCTTTCTTTTTGTTCGCTTGGCTTCCGAGCTTGTGCTTTTCGATCATGGTGTTGATCGCCTTTTCCGAAAATCTCAGTTGCACATATGGTGCTGTGCCTTGGATTTTGAATCGTGCCTTCACGATATTCGGTGCTTTGATTGTTACGTTTTCAGTTGTTGGTTTCATATTTATGTTTTCTTATTTTTTGTTGTTTTGTGCTGCGAAAACGGCCACAGCGAGTGCCGCCCAAGTGTGCGACTTAATTCCATAAGTCGGCCCTGGGGTTTTCTTTGTTCCCTGCGGCCCGACTTTGTCGATCAAGGCTTGCCTAATGTTGGCATCCTTGGCTCGCATTGTGCCACAGAGAAAAAGTTTAATATCTTTCCTAAAAATCAGTTCTACGTCCACTTGTGCCACTTCGATGAATCTACCGATCCATACGCACGTTTCGAATGTCGAAGCTCCTACGGCCATGCCGTAGCTGGCGATCATCTCAATCGCGCACCTTGTATACTCCCGACCGATAAGAATCTGCCGCATCTCCTCGTTTGGAATGTGTCCGTGATCAACGATCTTGCCGTTGTGAAACTGCACGAACGCGCTGTGAGTTGTGCCAGGATCAATCGCGAGATTCATATTTAAGAGCCTTGGTTTTTATCTTGTCGGCTGGCAGGCTCAAGACATCGCAGATGCCTTGAAATGCCTTGGAGCGGATGAAATGCAAAGCTGTGTCTCGGTCTCGTTCTTGATGTTCGTTGAGTTGCTTGCTCATGAAGACCTTTTCGCTTCGAAGGTCTTCGACGGCCTGCTGAACCATTCCGCACAATAAATTGCGCGTGAACTCACATTCGGCGTCATGTTGTTCTTCGGGAGTCACTCCCCGCGCTCCCGTTTAATCTGTCTGTTCATCCACCAGCGGCGGCTTTTTTCTGCCTCGCTGTGCGATTTGAGATTGCCTAGGACGTAGCCACCGGCGAAGGCCGATGTGCAGCAGACGGTGAAGAGAATTAAGAATGTTAGTGGTTCCATATATAAAAATTATTTAAGGTATTCTTCAACGGTCATGCCAGAATTGGACTCCCATTCTAGACGAGTGCGGATCATAAGTGTCTCGTCTTCGCCTTGGTATCCATTTTTTGACTTTTCAATGAGAGCCTCGATATCCCAAGTTTCCATTTGAAGACTGCGAGCCGCTTCTTCGATGGCACGCCATTCACCTATTCCAGTCCCCATAATTGCTCCAGACGAGTCGATAACTAGGTTAGCATAAAAGTCTATTTGCGTTGTGCAGTTGATCCGTCCGTCGTGCCGGATGGAGGGTTGAGTTGTTCCAAAGCGTTTGGAGACTGTCTTGCCAGTTTTGATCCATACGGATGAATCGTTTTTGGTTTGATACTTAGTTCCGATTTCGAGTTCTTTGATTTTCATTTTTGGTTTTCTGTTTTTGGTTTGTATCGGCGAGTTCGTCTCGTTCGATGAGCAAACAATCCTCAATCTCGTTTCGGATGAAAAGAAAATAATTCGCGAAGTGCGAAAATAAATCTGTGGAAAAAGCTTTACATATGCGCTCAACCAATGCTGGAGCGCATCTGCGGGCTTTTTTATTTTGAGATCGGTCGGTATAATTTCACCTCGCGAACGCCTTGAGCCGTGCGTATTGTTGCCTTTTTTGCTTCAAGAGTCCCTTTGCCAATCGCAGTATTAACTCGGCAAGTTATAGCCGCTACGGTCAGTTTTGACTCGTCCGCAATAGCGCGAATGCTCTTCCAGCCTTGATCCGTAAGCTCTTTCTCGCTTTCGACTTTTGTCGTTTCGAGGAAAGCCGACCAGGCTTTGCTTACATTGGCAACAGCCACGGCTGATTGATTTTTCTTTCGCATAAATTTACGGTGATCGAATCGTCCTTGTAGTAGCCGAACGCGAATCCCTGCGACCAGGCGAATGTTGCGCGGCGTGTCGAAGCGTATTCCATATCGAAACGCGCCAGCATTCCGACGCAATAGCCGCTTGCGCCGTCGAGCGTGCGTGCGCGTTCCCAGCCGACTCGGTGTAGGTGCGCCATGACGCATTGGCCGTATGTCTCCGCATGGTCGCGGATGGCCTGCACGTTATACATATATCCGTGCAGGAACTTGGTTCCACCTAGCTCGTAAAAGGATCGAATGTGATACGGATACAATTTGGCTTTGAGTTCCTTCGCGGTCTTCTCAACAGCTTGGATTGTCAGCGTAGCGGCGTGAGCCGCGAGCGCATTAGGCGACGATGCCAGCCTGTAAAGCCTAGCTTCGTGGTTTCCGTATAAAATATGTTGCGGACGTAGTTCGTGCAGAAAATCAATACCACTGGAAAGGTCGTCCGAGATACTCGCGGCGCGGTCGCTTGAGTTCGGATCTGAAATAGCACCGGAGCGAAACGCAGCTAGGTCTAGGAAGTCGCCAAGCATGATGGTCGTGTCTGGTCGCCATCGTTCCTTAAACACAAGGACGGCATTGCGAGCCTCTGGGTCGATTTGATCGCCATGAGAGCACCCAACTGCCATCCATTTTTTCCATCCTTTCATGTCAGTTCTGGGATGTTGCGCTTCGTTCTCTCCTCCCAAATCCATGCGCGGACGGCCTCCATTGTGTCTTCGTCAAGTTTTGCAAATGCTCCGCTCTCGTGCTTTAAAGCCGAGCGAAGCTCTTGGTCTATGTCGTCAAGCAGGATTAAAATATCAAGCCCTTTACAGGCCACCTCGTGCTCGTATCGCTCGGTCTCGTTAAATTCAAGTGTTAGTTTCATGCGTCTTCTTCGTCCTCCTCTTCTTCGTCGTCTGGAAATAGAATACTGAATGAGTCGCCTGCGAGTCCTTCGACGGCGTACTTGTTACCGAATACGAATTCTCCGTGCATCGTCTCGCCTCCCTGCTCCCACGAGACGATAGTGAAGCCACAATCGTAATGCTCCGACAGAAGCCGCTTCGCTTCTGCGAGTGCCTCCGTGCGCTCTGATTCAATCGTCGGTTGTCTCTTTTTTTTCAAACAAGAACGTCTATTTTTTTGGATACACGATTTCGTAAATTGGCGAGCATATCGCGCTCGGTCATGCCCTTCGCCCATGATGGACGTAGCTGATAGTGCGGCTCGTCAACGAACTTCCAATCTCCGCCCCATTCCATGCCGAGCGATTTGCCGAGCGTGCCTAGCTCGTGGTAGAGCGGATGCTCTCCGCAATATTCCTTGCCGCGAAAGATGCCGATGTCCGCTGAAATCCCGAAATTATGGAGCGAAAATCCAGCCTTGGCTCGTGTTGTAATCGATGTATTTGGTATCGTTCGGCCTTTGGCATAGATCGCATCTTGCTCCATGTAACTGCGAGTTCCGCTGATGATTTTAACGTCACAGCCCACCTTTGCACAGATGACCTTTGCAACGCCTAGGAAGCCGCGCATGGCCTTTTGCATTGCGGGGTGGAGCGTTGCCAGGTTTATCTCGCTTCGCTCGTCGAAGGTCATTTTTTTAGGCCTTCGATGTCCGGTAATTCGTAGCAGAGAGTTCCGTAGGTCGTCTTCAAACATACCGACGGATTGTATCCAGCACAGGACGTGAGAAACGCCATGCCGAGGAAAGCGAATGAAATCAAGACCATCCAGAGTGCGATTTTTCGAGCGTTCATTTTCCTTTGCGAATTACGTTTATTAGGCCGACAAGACCAAGTCCTGCGGCAAT